AGGGGCGATCCTCAGCACCATCAGCACCGCCATAAACAAATTAAATGAGGTTGGAGATGGGGCCAGCAAAGCTGTTGAACTCATGCAAGGGTTTTCTGATGCGCTAGACTCGTTTGAACGCGATAAGAAAGACTCTGTTATTAACAACCTTAGTTCACAGGAGCTTTTAAAATTGGAATCCATAAAACATCGCAGAGATCAATGGGAGAAATCACTGCATGATATGTTGGTAATCCATGACCCAGCCTTGTTGCAAAGATGGGAAGACGCTAAAGCAAGACAGAAGGCTAACCATAAACGGCAGATGGAGGCCATCAAAGCACGAGCTGCGGCTAGAAAGAAAATGCTCAGACAGATTTATTTGATAATGGCAGTAAGCGCAGTAGGTATACTCTGCGCGTTTATATTAATTGGAGGGGTTATAGTAATCTTTAGATAATGGATATATCAGCAGCAACACCAATGAATCAAATTGCTTGGCGGCAAGTGGCAGAGCAAAAATATCAAAGACTTATGGATGATCTGCAAGTTGAAGAGCGTAGACAAAAAGTAGAGCAATTAAACGCTACGCTGTATGTTGCAAAGAGTGGAAAAGTTCAAATGGAACGAGCTAGGCAAGAAAGCTCTATTAACTATTTGGTATAATTATGGGATTTAAACTAAGTGTTGGTTTAGGTATCGCCCTTGTTCTTCTAGCAGGGTCTTTTAAAATGTACTATGACAAGTCACAGGCTGAGATTGATGCGTTTCAGATAAGGCTTGAACAATCAATTCAGAACCAAAAGCTGCTTGAAAGCACTATCGAAGAACAAAACGACAACCTAAAGCAAACTATTAAAAACCATGATCTTATGCTTGCTCAAGTGGAACGGTTACAAAGAGAAAACATAGAAGCGCAAAATGAGGTCACAGATATCAGAAAAAAGTTTTCGCGGCACTCACTCGATGTGCTGTCAGTCAGGAAGCCTAAGCTTATTGAAAACATAATAAACAGAGGCACAAAACAGGTGTTAAATGACCTTAAAACAATTACTAACCCGTATCAATTTGATGAAACTGAGCCTGCTATTAATACTTCTGCTGGTTAGCGGATGCTCTATGTTCGGGTCAAGTCGGGATATTCCTGAAGTTGCCCCTGTAGAAGTAGTAACAGTTGTTAAGAAAGCACCTATGTACCACCCCCCACTGCCTAATGAAATAGACCCTGTGCCAGTAGAATGGACGGTATTAAATCCAGAATTAATGCAGGGGTATCTTGACGATTTAAACGAAGGTAATGCACCTACAAACGTCTGGTATGCACTAACAACTAAGGGTTATGAGAATCTTTCAACCAATATGGCAGAAGTAAAAAGGTATTTGCGACAGGTACTTAGTATCTTAAAATACTACAAAGAACTGGACGAAGAGGAGCCTGAAACTAATGAGTGAAGAGCTAAGAAAAATGCTTAGAAGGCACGAGGGTGTTAAGAACTTTGTGTATCTATGTAGTGAAGGGTACGAAACAATAGGCGTAGGCCGCAATATCGCAGACTCTGGGTTAGGTCTTTCTGATGACGAAGTAGACTACCTGCTAGATAACGATATTAAACGTGTAAAAGACGAACTTAATGACGAGTATTACTGGTTTGGTGGGCTTAGTGAAGTAAGACAACACGCTATGATAGACATCTCGTTTAATCTAGGTCAAACTCGATTACGAGGGTTTAAGAAGGCTCTTGATGCTATGGCTACTGAAGATTATGACCGCGCTGCTGATGAATTTATGGACAGTAGATGGGCCGAACAGGTTAAGGGTCGCGCTCCAGAAGTCACTGAAATGATACGAACAGGAGAGTATCAGTAATGCCCCTTCAGAAGTTAGCGTTCAAACCCGGAGTCAATCGAGAAAACTCCCGTTACACAAGCGAAGGTGGCTGGTACGAGTGCGATAAAGTACGATTTCGCCAAGGCACGCCAGAAAAAATAGGTGGGTGGGAACGCATATCTTCTAGTACTTTTCTTGGTGTATGTAGAAGACTGTTTGCATGGGTTACATTAACAGGCGAAAGACTCTTAGGGTTAGGCA